AGTCTGAGTGGAATCCCTACCCACAGGAATACGACCCTGCAAGTTAGGAACATTATAAGTAGTCGTACCATCACCAGCACCATAAGTCGTACTGATAGCAGTGAACAAACGACTATACAAAGGATTAGTACGACTAAGAGCCTGACCCTGACATAACACCCATCCTGTCGGCGCAGTAGAAGCACCATACTGAGTGATCACACCAGCAGGTAAAAAGTTATCTACATATGCTTTACGTACAGCCTGATTATCAGTCGTAGGATCAACAGCAGGCAAACTAGGAATAGCCGTGAACGCAATACTTGCGTCACGTTGAATAGTTTCAGTATTCAGAAAGTTAACGACACTTGAAAAGTTGGAGTTAACTTGAGTACCATCAGCATTAGTACCATTAGCGAACGTATAAGTAACAGCAGCAGTAGCCATCAGGCACGCACCTTTCGAGGATTATATTTATAAGTAATAGAGTTGACACCCCAAGGTTTTCCACCCTCACCTTGAATTTGCAACTGAACGCTGCGAGCAAGTCCTAAAGACTTGCCGACAGCAAAAGCAGAACCACTAGCACTAGCACCCCAGTTGGCTTCATTCCAACCAGCGTTAGCATCAGGTTCTGTAGCAGTAGCATTCCAAATAAGAGAAGAACCCGAAGCATCCAAAGCAAGAATATAAGTCTTAGCAACGACAGATTCTTCCCAATCGTGATAAACACGCAAAGTTAAATTAGTGGCAACAGAGGTTTGCTTCACAACAAAGTCAGGTCGTCGCCACATCTTACGAGCAGAAACATTATTAGCGTCCTGCCAAGGAGTCGTATAATACGAAGTGAAGTTAGCAGCACCAGTACCAACATCATCTTGATACACGCTCAATTGATCTACTTTTAACACATAAGCGTTAGAAGGATGGCAAGCCAAATTATAAGTCGTGCCAGTTGACGTAACAAAATCACACCCACTACCAACACCTTTACCATCAGAAGTCTGATACTTACTCCAAGCACCGCCCTGCTTCAAGGAAGGATCATAAATATAAGAAGCAGTAGCCTTAGTATTAGAACCCAAAGGAAGAGAAACCCAAATCTTCTGATTTATTGCAGCAACACGAATTTCGTCCTGAGCAATATTGTTAATCTGCCCAGTCTGAACCAAAGGACGAATAGAAGTAAACAAATCACTGAACTGCTGACCATCATACTTAAATAGTCCATCAGGCCAAGAAAAGAAATACACTGCAGCCTCAGTAGCCACAACACTCAAAGGATTAACAGCACCAACCTCATTCGTCAAGTTAATAACTTGAAACGTGTCAGTCGAATAACCCAAAATAGAAAACACTGCACGCTTCTTAAACACAAGAAGATTGCCATTAAAAGGAATGATTGCAGTGATCCCCGAACCACCCTCAACAATGTCAATATAATCGTTAGTCGCCCACGACTCACGATTAATAGGATGCGAGAAACGCACACGGTTCGGATAATCAACGCCACCTTCAGTCGTATACGCACACCACAAACGATCCACATGCGAAGCAATCTGACGACACTTAGGTGCATACCCAGTAACAGGAGCAGCATAATCATCCGCATACGCCGTACTAGCGTCAATCAATGAACTCGCAGTATTAGTACCATCCCACTTATGGGTAAGAGCACCAGTACCAATATAAACAAAACTTTCCGTACTCGCAGACCACGAAGTAAACGACGCACCAAAAGGTGCAGTCGTATTCACACCAATAGTAGAAAACGCAGTTGTCGATGCACCATAAACAACATTATTAGCAGCCAACAAAACACGAGGAGAACTATTATCCCAAGCGTACAAGCCCTTAGGCGTGAACGCACCATTACTAATCCCACCAATAGCAGACGTATTCAACTTTGTCATACCACCACGTACAGTTAGACCACCACGTGGATCAATATCCACGTTCAACAAATCAGGTGACTCAGTACGACCCAACTGGAACGGGTCAGCACGAAGATTCAAACCACCAGTGAAATCATCTGTACGAAGCAACGACAAACGACTCATTGACCAAGAGTCCTACCAAGTGACTGCAACCACCAACGACGAGACCTACTAGGAGCACCATCAGACACAGCAAAAGGACGTTGCGACGAAGGACGCATAATGTCCGAAATAGCAAGCCTTACCGCTTCATCGAATGTTTTTCGATAGAAAGTAGCCAACTCGACATCTTCTTGTAATTGGTAGATCTGCGCAACACCGTAGTACACCAACGATTGATGCAATCTTGCGTCAGCATCAACTTCCGTAGAGTCTGAAGAGGACCAGTCGTTCGATTTTCTGTACCCTCGTACAACCAAAGGATAAACCGTATCAGGTTTCGGCCACAAATGGATTTGATCTTCCCAAAAAGTGTAATACAAAGGTCGTGAAGTTTGATCATAAGAACCAACCCACACCGCTTCAGCATCATCATAAGAAATAAACTCCAAACGATTACCCACCGCAGAAGTATCAACAAGAGAAATAACTTCACGAAGGTTGCCATCACCAATAGTATTCATTGGATAAGCACGTTGCCCAGCAACAGTGCTCAAGTTGAAAGTTTTCTGATAAGAAGGCCAACGACGCTCTAACGAAACAATACGTTCAAAGCCATCCTTAATATACATATTAAGAAGAGTGTCAGAAACATCTTGTTGATCAAGATCAACAATCTCACGAATCTTAGAACGAATCTCAGTCAGGTTCACTGGCTATCTCCTTCGCCTTCTGTCGTAGATGACCAATGCAATAGTCAGTACCTTTGGCACGAGCACCCTGACATGTTTCCTCATTAGCAATGCAACGAGTGTGTCCAAGGTATGGCATGCCACCAGCAGGCGCAGGTGATGCGTCTGCTGTGGCAAAGGGTCGTGAGCCTACGTTTGCAGAGACTCCATAATATGAGTAAACAGGTGTTCCAGCCATCAATAGTAGGCTGAATCGTTACCTACTTAGTTTTAGGAAGAGTCTTGCGACCAGTGTTAGCAGCCTTACGACCTGCAGCACCATAACCCTTAGCCTGCATCAAACGACCAAGAGCGTTATAATCAACGCCACGCAATTTAGCCTTCAAAGCCTTAGTGTCTTTAATGGATTGTGCTTCAGACTTTGCACTAGCACGAGCAGCAGCCTTTTGATCTCCAACCATTGAACCACCACCACGAGTAGGACGAGCAACGCCAGTGTTGCCCTTACCACGTGTAGGACGTACTACATCAGTTGCTTTGCGACCCGAACCACGAGTAGGACGAGGTTGCGCTCCACCAGTCGGACCATAGGTTTTAGAACGCTTGTCACGCTCGTACGCTGCTACTGGAGACCCAGGATTTTTTGATTTTCCACCACTTGGCTTATCGCGCATAATAACTCCCTAAAAATAGATTCCTATAAGATGAATTGAGCGTTACTTAAATAACAAAAAACCCACCCCGAAGGGTGGGTTCTCTGCATTCCTTGTCGGAAAAACTCAGGCAGTCTTAGCCGTAAGTTTACCCTGACGCTTACGGTTACGAATCGTAAGGTTACCGTAACACATGATGAGCGAGTAACGAGCATCAAGGTTTTCGGGACGGATAAACGGCGTAACTTCAAACCACTTGTCTGAGTGACCAACCAAAGTGATGTACTTACTGTTCAAGAAGTACATGTTTCCAGCAGGACAGTCAACGTCATAAGCCACAGGAGCAGCCTTGAACAACAAGTTTTGGAAGCCTGCATCAGCAGTCTTGGTGTCGGTGTAGCGCAATTGAGGCTGCAACAACGACTCATACTTTTCGAACAAAGTCTGAGTACCAAGAATCATGTCAGGATGATCGTTACCAACAGAAACGCTGTTATAAGCAGTCGTCATCTGAGCAAGACTCAAAGCAGCAACAGTGTTTTCCTCGTATGAACGCCACCAAGTTTCAGTAGCCGAGTTAATTCCACCAACACTGTTACCTGATTCAACGAGGTTACCCAAGCCGTTCCAGTCCTTGCTGCTGTTGCCAGTGCCATCACCGAAGAACATGGAGTTGAAGCCTTCCTTCATTGATTCTTCAGCCTGCATGATCTTCGCTTCAAGAAGGTTGACCATAGCCTGCTCACCATTGTTCTTCGCTTCTTCGATACCCGAAATAGCGACAGAAGCAGCGTACTGCTTCCAGTCAAATTCCGCAGCAGTGATACCCGACTGAGGAGTCAACGAAATGGTGTCGTAACCTGAGTACGAAGCCACAGTTGAGTTTTCACCATAAATCAATGGTTCAACAATGTTCGTACCACCATTCAACATGCGGATACGACCCTTGTCCATCAAGAAATAGGTCAAAGGACGAGCGTTGAAAACGTTGTCAGTAAGTGTTTTGCGGTAGTTAGCAACTGTCGTTGCCAACAGAGTTTGTAGCGCATCTCCATGAATAGCCATAATAATACCCCTTTAGGTTAAGAAATTCCGTGTTGTCGTTTCGCAGCAGCCCAAGCGTCTGCGACTGATTTGACAGATCCAACCTCATCCTTAGCACTTCTAGCAGAAGTAGCACCTGAAACAACAGACGCTGCACGTTTCGCCTCAGTAGCCTTAGTGACACGTTCAGTTTCTACTGAACGTTTAGCACTAACACGATCAAAAGCGATCTGCTTAAAGACTGCTTCAAGATTTGTATTCCCCTGCGCAAGCGCAGCAGCGACAACTTCTTGAGGATTAAAGTCTTCACCATATGTGTTTTGCAACCTTTGGATTTCAGTTTCAAGCCTTTGCTGCGCCTGCATTTGCTCGAAAACGCTCACACGTTTATCGATCTCCTGCAGTCGCTTATCAACTGGATCATCCAAACTGTAATCAGTTAGATAAGGATCATCATCCACCATGCGTTGTGCTTCTTTTCTTGAAACACCATAATGTTCAGATAACAAATCTAAAGTTCCAGCAGGATCATTATCCAGCGCCTGCCTAATGGCAGAAGCCCACTGAAGTTCCTGACGTTGCTGTGCTAGTTCCTGTGTCTTACGGGTATAGTCCGATTGACGACTGTAACCAGCAACTGCTTCAGATAGAGGAACACGTACATCAGCGCCATCAACTTTTACAGTGACATAATGGTCACCATATTCGTCAACGTCCAATAACGGAACATCTACATCCGCTTCACCCAAATCCTCGACTTGTCCGTCATATACGGGGTCTATATCGGGGGTATTATCGAGTATGTCACTCACTTGCTCTCCTTAGAGTCCTAATGGTTGCTCTATAGATATATATCTGCGTTACATAGTATTAGGTAACTGCATGCCTAATCTGCTTGACAACGCTGCTAAAACAGCGGGGTCAACACCTGACATTTGATCAGGACTCATAGCCATAGGTGCTCCACCACCCATGTCAGGCATGGGTGCTCCACCTTGTGGTGGCATCATTTCCTGTGGTGGCATAGCACCTTCAGGTGGCATGCCACCCATCTGAGGAGGAGGAGGTGGTGCTTGCTGAATGAACTGATCAGGGTTCTTAATACCAAAACCAAACTGAAGAACATGCGCTGCAAGAGCAGGCATGTTAATAAGTCCAGCACCAGCAAACGGCGACATAGCATCAACCATCTGTAGCGCCATCTGTCGTCGGAACGATTCATTCACAGGTGCTGTAGAACCAGCCTCAACTTCAAAGTCAAACTCGCCAGCAATATAGTCAGAATCAAAAGTGACCCACAAAGGCTCACCATCTTTACCAACAATACGAGCAACCTGCTCACCAGTCATGAACTGTTCAGCAAGAGCAACAAGACGATAAGCGACCTCAGCAATAGCGCCTTCAATGGTGGCTAACTTGTCTGCTGCACGAGCGTTGGCAGCATCTTGAACGATTGCTGCTTCAGTTGCTGTACGACGAATCTCAGGAACACCACCACGCTGATACTCAGATACACCTGAAACAGTTTGAATGTCACCTTCAATAATGTCTGACTGACGATAAAACTCAGGAGGAGTAAGAACAGCAGGGAAAGGAGCAACAACGTTCTGAAGGTTCTCATCACTTGAAACAGGGACAAGAACATTGTCGTAATCTGATTCTAAAGCCGAGCGACCATCAGCATCGAATGCTGATTCCTTAAATAGATACTTACGTGAGTACCGTTTACGGTGATTCATCATCTGAGTACGAGTCGCATTCAACTCACGTTGAAGTGGCTCAATAGCCTCAAGATCACCCATAGGATAGAAGTAGTCAGGAATGTCATAGTTGCGGATCATTACAAAGGGATGACCAAACGCATACGGCATATCCATAGGCTTAACTAAGAACTGTTGACAGCCCTCAGCAAACACACACATTGTTTTCTTAGCGATGTCGTAGTATTCCCATACTTCAACATAGCCTTCTTCAGTGTCCTGAATTTGGCGCTTATAAGGATCATCACTGTAACGTCCCCATGACGTAGCGTTGATGCTGTCACGAGCAGAACGTGAATAACGTTTATCTGACTTAACTTCTTTTAGGCTACGACGAATACGTTGCGCAATCCAACGAGCGTCATACATAGAGGTAGCATCAGGGTCAACGAACACATCAAATGGCGATACACGTTCAACAAAAGGACGATCTTCAGTCACGATAATGCTGGGGGTAATTTCATTACCATCAGCATTCGGATCGGAGTGGTCACCTTCTTGATCTATGGATTCTTCTTCAACATAACGATAACCAGCCTTAAGCCAGCCATGTCCAACGATTAGGAAGTCTTTGACTGCACGACGAAATTCGGGACGAATCTTATAGTGCTTCCACCAGTAGTTGACAACAGCCTCGGTAATGATTGCTTTAGGTGCATCTTCAGGGCGACGAGAGTTAACAGCGATCTTAGGGTAGTTAACAGCCACACTAGGTGCGATAACGTTTACCGTTGAGAACGAAATGTTAACAAGAAGACGATCTTCATCAGAGATGTCTTCATAATGCCGACCACGATAAAGGTCGATCAAACGTCGCCATGTGTCGTCGTATTGTTCTTCTCTACGCCAACGTTTACAAACAGAAATCTTTTTTTGATACGCTGAAAGTAGATCAGAGTTTGATTGACGAGCCATTATTACTCACCATCAATGCTGTTGATATATTCTTCTGAAGCACGATAAACGAAGTTGATGAGTGCGCCAACACCAGTCCAAAGGGCTGTCTTCCAAATCTCTAAACCGCCTACAGCACCACCAACAAGAATACCTGTTGAAGCAAACACAAATGTTGCTACTGCTTTCTTGGCTGATTCTGAATACTTCATAATCCCTCTTTCAAGTGGTAATCAATATGATCGTCTAAACGATCATCTATGTGGTCTACCTTGTCTTCAATACGGCGAAGAACTTTGTAGTTCTCGCCATGTTCCCTAGTGTTTTTAGAATCAAATCTTTTTAAAGCCAACATCAAAGGACCACCAATGAGTGCGACGACAATCGGGGTGATCCAATGCATTTCAGACCCAACGAGTCCCAACAGGTTCAGCCTTGATACCAGCGTTGGTAGCCTGCCTCATTTGTTCATCTTGACGCTGCTTGATAGTTGGACCATGAAAGTCCTCTTTGCCATGAGCGAAACCTAAACGAATACCTTTTACGTGGCAAGCAAAACAGACAGCACCTCTACGTGGAAGTACGTCAAAAGAGAACAGTTTGTCACATTCTGTGCAGTTAATAGATCCCATCACAGTATAAGTAGATCGTTACCTACGACCTACGTGCGTTATATGCTCCCAAAGGTACGGGTTTCAGCCCATCATCGCCATGAATAACGAATCTTTCAAACCAACTCAAACTGTACTTTGGTGGTGGCACTTCAGCCCGATACTCAGGCAACCAAACAAACTTCAACATCTGATGAGCAATAGCCAAAGACATCACCCTGTCGTCGTGAGGAGACCCATGCATCTTCCCATTAGGGTCACGCACATATGTCTTCAACTCTGCAATTGTTCGTTCGTCAAAAATGAAGATGTCTTCATCACGGATAGATCCAGCCAACTCGTCAATAGCCAAAGGCTTTGACGCAGTTGTAGTACGCCAACCCATAATCTCAGTAGCCTCAGGATTACGCTGCTGCAAGCGACGTTGACGATACAAATTCTTGTATCCATAACGTTGCAAAGCCTTAATCGTGGTTAGACCGTGGTTGTTATTTTCAACACCCAGTAGAGCATCGTTGTACCACCAGCCGACCTCTGCTAAAGCATCCCCAAAAAGATCAGGTTCAATATGCCCATGCCAGTGAGCCACAACCTTCATAGACCTAGCCTCAATAATATGCGCCGACGAATAGTCACCATGCCCAAGACCTTCAGCAACGTCAGCACCAATCACATATGTACCCTCAGGGTGCGGATACTCCCAAATAGCAAACTCACCATCAGGAGTTTCACGATACTCAGGATTCTTGCGAGAAA